CGGTAATAGGCGTTCATGATCGCCGAGGCTAGTTTTTCGTCGTTAGTAATCATCTTGATTGGTTAGAGAAGGCCACGGCCAAGGCGGTAGTAGGGAGCGTTGCGGGGTTTGAATACTTGGTTCCAAATCCACCAGACCAAGGATACGCGGAGGTATACGGGGTCGTTGTATTGCCTGCCGTCACAATACTATCAGCAGTGCTTGACCAATCCATTGAAGTTGTCGCCGTTGATGGCAACGTAGACGGGTTGGAATACTTTGACCCAAAGCCAGATGACCAGTTCCAAACCGTAATGTAAGGCGACGCAGCAGAACCCGCGCCCAACAACGTGCCGGTTGACGCAAACTTCAACGAATCCGTTGTGCCTACCGGCAGCGATGAGGGGTCAGCGTATTTGGTGCCAAACCCGCCGCTAGTTACGGGGTACGCAGTGATGTACGGCGACACGGTGTAACCAATAGCTACGTCGTTGGTTACCGGGTTAAAACCTACGTTTACACCGTTAGGAGGTCCGGCACCCGAAGTTGGCGCGCCCGTTGGTAGCGTGGCTGGATTGCTGTACTTGGTGCCAAAGCCACCAGACCACGGGTACATGGAGATGTATGGGCTACCGGCGTGGGACACGACAACCTGCGTCCCGGCGGCGTTCATGCTAATGCCAGCACCTAAACCGGCTACGTTTGAGCCGTTGGAATACTTGCTGCCAAAGCCACCAGACCACGCCCAGGCTTGCGGGGCGCTGTTGGGCGATGCAATGTTAATGGTCAGGAACGCGTCGGTTGCCGGCGTCCAAGTGTGGCCGGATGTACCAGCGCCGGTTGGCGATAATGCGCTAGATGGGTTGCCATACTTGGTCCCAAAACCAGACGATGACCAAGGCCAAACGTGTACAAACGCGCCGGTCGTGTTGCTAAAACTAAACAGCGAGTTGTCCTTAGTAAAAGACACCCGAGAGGCTTCGTTGGTTAGCGCATTGATAGACGCGGTGGTGCTGAAGATTGTGCCAAACCCAGACGCATCAGACCAAGGGTACGCAGACACCCGGCGTCCGACGATTGCCGTGGAATAGGCGATGTACTCCGAAGGCGTATTAGCACCGCCATAGGTGAACATTCCCAGAAAGCCACTCATGTCACACCCAGACCGAAGACGTACCAAGTATCGGTTGCAACCTTGATCATGGTGGCGACACCGTTAGACGCGACAGATCGGTTACCGGTAGACGTGGAGTTGGCTAGTTTGAGCGTGACGCCCGATCCTGCTTGAATAACTAGCGCCGTGGCGTTACTCACCACGCTGATAACCGTACCGATCTCAAAAGCCACGCTGCTGTTGGGCGGGACGGTGACGTTGCCGGTCAAGTAAAGGTGCTTGGCGCTATCGGACAATACTAGCGTTCCGCTGGTGTTGCTTGATTGCGGCATGGTCCGAAAGCCAAACCCGTACAGATTGCCGGCGCTGTCTTTGACCGTTGATCCGCTGGCAAGACCACTGATGGTCTTGTTGGTCAGCGTTTGTGTACCTGTTAGCGTTACAACGGTGTTGTCAATTGCAATTGTGCCAGTCGTGACGATAGGACCGCCGGTCAGTCCTGTTCCGGTGTTGACCTGAATAACGCCGCTGTCAAGAATTGGTTGGCCGATTGGCCCAAGCGCCAGATCGTTTACCTTGGCGTACAGTTCGTTGACCTGAGTGCTAATTGGGTCGTAGTTGAAATCTTCAATTGCGGTCGTGTTAGACCCAGATCCTGTCAGCGTAAACAGGTTCAGAAAGAACCGGTACCACTCACGCGACATTAGCCCGGTGCGCTGGTCAATGAAATCAACCCGAGGCGCGGGAATCTGGGTAATGTTATTAACCATTAGGAAGTCGTTCCGCTCAAGTGCAGTTCAGCCCCCATGATCGCAATCTTGACCGGATCGGTGCCGGACAGTTCATACACCCGATCGCGCAACTGTAATGTCATGCCCAAGCGCCGCCAGAATACGCGCTGCTGGTATGCGCCAATTTTTCCAAGAACTGCCCAATGTTCGTTTGACCAAGTATGCCCCCCGTTGTCCGACCAGCGCAGCATGACCTGCGGGTCAGACCCAACCGTAGGCGTTCCTTCAGCTACAGACAACAAGAAATCGCCGTTTTCGGTCGTTAAAAACAAACCGGATTCTGTCAGCAGATACGTTGGGTCAGTGCCGCCTAAGTTGTTAATTCCAACGCCAGACTCGCAATCCAGTTGCAGACTGTGATGCGCGGTGCGGGTCAGGTTGTTCTGCCCGCTTGGAAGCGCCCGCCAAGAGCGCAGCCACTTTTGAGCGCTACCGTTATCGGCGTAAATGTCTAGGTCAAATGCGTACAGGTTGCCGTTTTCAAAGTCGCCAACAACGATTTCGCTGTTAAACGCCATCTGGCAATTGCTGCGGTGCCGCAAGAACAGCCCGTTAGAAAACGCGGCCCGCTCATGCCATGCTTGCGTTGATGCGTCATACACCCAAGTAGCGTTGGTCGATGGGAAAGTCAAGACGTAGAACGCGTGGCCTTCTTGCTGGTATGTGTACGCAATCGCGTTGCTTATGTTGCCGTACTGAGCAATCGCGTATTCAATCGCGTGGGTGCTGACCCGTTGGCCGGTGTACCCGTTTGAACGGTAAACAATACCTTGACCGCGAGCGTCAGCGCCCAACCAAAACAGACCGTTATCTAGTTTGGCTACTGAGAATGTTGCAGCGCAACCAATCTCGTTATACGCGCCTTGGATGCGTTGAAACGGTTGGTCAGTGTCTGCTACGTTGTACCAGACTTCGACTGAGTTAGTCCCGAACAACCACAGTTCGCTATGGTCAACAATCATGCTAACCAGACCGTCTGGCGAACCTTCAGCAGTTCCGACGTTGGCTTTATCAAACTCTAACGGGTAAACATACGCAACGCCAACCGTTGTTGGGTCAACTTTAATAGACGGTACCCAATAGAACTGCTGCGAGTCAGGTTCTAGGTAAACAAAAAAAGTGTTGAAATAATAGACCTTAGACGCGCCAGCAAAGTCTGGGTCGGTAATCTTTTGAAAGTTGCCCGTCAGCGAGTTGTAGGTGAAACCATCTGGGTTACACGCGATAAACAACACGCCGCCGTTGTCAGCCATGACAACAGGGCCAGTACCAGTTATGTCGCCTAGTTTTGTAGCAACATAACTGCTTGTTATCTTGTAAAGTTCCAGCCCACTGGCAACATACCCAACCCCGTTAAACGTCCACAACCCACGAATGGGTCCAGTGCCAACGGTAGAAAGCAGAGTCAGGCCAGGAGCGCGGTTTAGGAACGCGGCTTCTTTGCCGCCTTGGGGGATAATCTCAGGGAAGAGATTGACCATTCTGTTGTCCGCAGCATTGATGCTGCGAGCAACATACGCCGATCCAAGTATGGGAGTCTTCATAAAGAATCCTGATACACCCATTGAGGGCTATCATCAATCCAAATATCTGCTTGAACACAAGACGCTTTTGCTTTTCGGCTAGTGTACAAAACTTCTACTGGGACCGATTCTATCGGCTCGCTTGGGTAACGCATACTGACAATTTTTACTGCATGACCACGATCTTTAGCAGACTTAATAAAGCCATCCCACAAGATTGGGTCAGCGGTATAAGTCTTATCGTAGTCAAGCGCGATAAACATCAATAATTGCCGGCATAGACGTTAAAGCGCTGGCGAGTCGCAACCAGCGAGTACGGCATCGCCATCACATCGTCAGGGTTGTTGATGCGCTTGAGGTTACGCTTGCTGGTCATGGCTATGCGTTTGACCTGCTCTGACGGTTCAACGCCAAACTCAGGCGCGATTTCCATCGCAAGATTGTAAGTGAACGCCCGCAGGTAACCCGGCGGGTAAGCCATAATAGTTGCCAACGTAGCTGGCTGCGTCAACTCTTCAACACTAATGAAATGCCACTCCAAAACCCGCGTGGGCTTTGGGTAGATCGTCATCGTAATGTTGGGGTACTCCATGTTTATCCACATCACCTGTGGATAAGTAGAAGTCACCGTCTTGACCGCGATTCCGTCGTACTGTTGCTGGTTGATGAACTTGATGCCATACGACACGTTCGTAGACGGGTCACGAAAGTACGTCGAGTCATCCAGCAGAACTGGACGATTGCCAACAAAGTCTCCAGACGGACCGAGCGTCTGAGTAATCAGACCTGGGGTCCAAAGGTACGTTTGGTCTTGCGTGTTATAGGTTGACAGTCGTTCGGTGTTCCAACTATCAATCATCTGATTCATTGCAGTCAGTGAATCTTGCATCACTGACGCCGATGACGTTTCACCTTCTGCCAGTACACCAAGCAAACGCAAGGCGCGGTTGATCTGCTCACCAGCGGAATATGTTGCCATCGTAAACCTCAGTAGGAGGGGCCGAAGCCCCGCCGTTTAGCTTGCGCCGTGAATGATTGCGAAATTGATGATAACGGCTTCAGAGTATGAAGTCGCGCTCAAGTTACGCAACGTAATCGAAGCAGAACCAGATGTCATGTTGGAAACGTAACTGGTATACGCTCCAGCACTACTGCCAGTGGTAACGCTAGAAACACACACAATGATTGTGTCATTGGTGGAAATCAGCGAGTTGTTCAGGGTAAACGAAACAGCAGTAGACCCAGCCAATGCCGCGTTGTTCATTGTGATGCGACCAGCAGACTTGTTCAACGTTACCGCTGTTGACTTGTCTGTTGCTTGCGTAACCGTACCTTGAGCCGCTGCGCTATAGCCAATTTCTTGGCTTGCATACATTGTCGTAAACTCAGGATCGGAATACGCGACCCCAACTGCTTGCGTATTAGACATAATAATTCTTTAAAAAAGGGGAAGGCTTGTGGCCCTCCCCCTTAGACTTAGACGCGGTAAACGACGTAAGTCGAATCGCCCGTGCGACGGAACAGGAACCGACCGCTGGCCGTAACAGCAACTGCCACAAGAGCGTTGCCGCCATCAGACACGCCGGTACTGACAGCCAAAGTTGCCGTACCCGAAGACGTACCCAAATTAACCAACACCAACTCAAAAGTGCTGTTAGTTTTGGCGCTAGACACTAGAGCGTCAATAGACGCTCCGGTGGGCAGCGTGTACGTCTGGGCAGCGGTAGCACCCGAACCAACCAACAGGACGCCAGAAGCGACCTGAGCGGCGGTCAGGGTTGCCGTAGCAGCAACAGATTGAGGAGCGGCTTGGTAACCCAGAACAACTTCGTTCAGGTTGCCATCACCAAGCTGGTAACCACCAGCACCATTAGGAAGAGCCATGATTTAAGATCCTTTAAGGAAGATTTGCGTCAGTCAACGTGCTATCAGGACGCGCCACCAAGCAGGTGTAAACCTGCGAGGCGGTCGGGGTGATAGACGATCCAGTAAAGTTGCCAAACGCGATTGCCATCGTGTTAGCAGCAGACACTCGGGCACCCACAAGCCCAAGGCCCGCTTGGGCCGTGGGTTTGTTAACAGAGATAAAGTCTCCGGCCTGAAGGCCGTTGACCGTAAACGTCTGTTCTGCCGAGGTGTTTGCGGCTACAGCGGCGGGCGACAGCGTTACCGAAATAACGCTGAGTTTGACGATGTTGCCGGTGTTGTAACTCATGGTTAGCCCCAGAGGCGGCAAGCCATTTGCGGACGGATCGTGGAGAAACCATACAGAACGTCAATACGACATGGCAGACGGTCGTTGTTGATGTCGTACTGGCGAACCACACGCAGGCTGATACCGTTGTGGACAGCGCGCGAAGCCATGTCAACACCCTGCGGCAGCAGG